TCTTGCCCAGCTTGCGGTGTGTTGTTGCCCAGGGTGGAATCGAACTGGTAGATGCTGAGATCCACTAGGCGGCCATCGCTGATGGCAGCGAGGAACGCATCCAACACCAGGCCGGTGGCTGCAGCGGTGACGGATACTGACTGCTCAGTGCCACTGCTGCCGGCGGTGATGCCATCAGCAATGAACGGCACGTAGTTCCAGCTGGCGCTCGACCATGTGACGCTGGTGTTGGCGTAGTAGCTCTGCCACCGCTGGTAGGTAACACCAGCAGCGTCATAGATGCGGAGGTATTGGCTTTGCGCTCTCATCAGGCCATGCCCAGCGCGATGCGTGCAGATGGCGTGCGCAACCGGCCGATCACGCCTTCAGCGGTCAGTCGCATGGCGCGCTCCATGTCGGTCACCGTGACATAGCGCTGGCCGTCAAACTCCATCACCGGGCCGGTGGTTACGTTGATTGTAAGAGGGGGTGCTCCAGCGCCGGAACCTTCGGAGGGGATGGCGTCTTCGCCGCGTTTGCCGAAGAGGTAGCTGGTGGCGAAACCGGCGGCCTTGGACTCGGGCACGATGTATTCGGATTCGCCGCCTTCACCGATAAGGCCGAGCGTGGGGCGATTTACGACGCCACCTTTGGCGAATGCCTTGAAACCGCCTGCCCAGAATGCGCCATCAGCAGCCTTCTTTTTGGGAGTAGGTGCAGCACCGCGAACTGCGTTTAGGCGTTGCTGCTCGATGAAGGCGCGGTTGATGTAGTAAGCGGCATTTTGAGCGTTGGCAGCTACATCGGACATCGCGTCGGCAAACAGTTGGGTCTTCTGTGTGCCCACTTGGATGGTGCCCACCAGCTGACTGGTTTGACTTTCAGTATTTATAGTTTGTTGAGCAATGTATCCCATAGCACCGGCAAGAAGATCCGCTTGGTACTTAGACATGCCGATTTCGTCGCTGACGAGCTTTTGAGCGAGGGCGCTTTCTGCTTGAAGAACTCGTGTGCGGAAAATTGCTGCCGCAACAATGTCTTGATAGGCAGCTATCTGCTTAGCGGCAGCTACTTGATCGTACGCGTTCTGCAGGGCATCTCTTTGAACGCCGAGTGCAATATCGTAAGCGGAGGCAATTCTATTTATTTGTTCTGGTGTGTTTCCCCGTGCTACAGCCTGTGCAATAGCTATCTGCTTTTCTGCTACAAGTTCCCGATATTTCAGCTGTACAAGACGTGCCTGCAGTTCAGCTTTCTGTACTAATAGTCTGTTATTTAGTATCGCTTGGGTGTATTCAATTTCGGCAGCGCGAACTTGCTGGCGGAACTGAGCTATGGCGATGTTATACCGTTCGGTTGCAGTGGTGGCTAAGCGGTACTGACGCTCCAGTTGAGCGCCGTACAGGTCGTTTATTGCAGCTTCGGCCGAAAGTTGAGCTGTGCGGACTTGGTTGCTGGTTTCCAGGGCGCTTATCTGGAGGCGTACAGCTTCTGCTGCTCGGTCGTAACGTTCTTTGTTGGCTTCGATCTCTAGGCCCTGCTCCTGCAGCAGAGTTTTTATGCGGGATTGCTCGATGGCTAGAGCTTGTGCATTTTGGATTTGTCGGACACCTTTCTCTACTTGGGCTGCCGTAGCACCTACGTTATCTCTGCGGAATTGCAAGATCTTTTGTTCATACTCGGCATTTATCCGATTGATTTCTAGTCCACGATCTAGTTCAATGTTGATGAGTTTTTCGGCTGTAGTGCGACCGAGGGTACGTTGTTTTTCAAGGGCAAGATTTCTGGCAGTATTGTAATTTTCGGTGACTTGTTTGTCGATGGCAGCCTGGAGCACAGCGTTGCGCTTTTCTTCTTCTTCCGTGATGGCTTTTGTGCCGTTGAGAGTATTACTGAGGAAACGTCCCAGGATGGGGAACTTATTTATGACTTTGCGGCCAAGTTCTGCGCCCCAGGCACCTACTGTGGTGATAAGAAGGTTTGTATATTGAAGGATTTTTGTAAACCCGCTAAGGAGCAGTGACAGGGCACTAACAAACGGAACGCCGATAATAGATAGTGTGCCGGATACAGCACCTAAGAACTGGTTCCAGATGTTGACGAGCGCGTTTGCGTTGCCCGATATGTCGCTTACTGCCTGCGGGATCATGCCCGTTTGAGCGGCTACTTCTTCGGCGGCGATGGCTTGGGCTGTTTGGGCGTCGCCGGCTTCGATGAGGCGGCGGACAGTTGTATCCAGTTCGGCGTTAACGAATACGACGCTTTCGCGCAGCTTGTCCATGTCGAGCATGTTCAGCGCGTTGCCGATTTCGGTGATGCGGCGCTGGGCGTCTTCGAGAATTTGGCCGATGGCAGAACCAAGGATCTGTCCGCCAAAACCTTCACCGAAGAAGGAACCGATAAGGCCGCCAGCCACTTGACCAGCGCCGCCGCCAAACAGCAGCGGAAAGCCCAAGCCCAGTGCCATGTTCTCTCCACTGGGATTCGGATTAAAGCCGAGCCCGCCACCACCGCCACCACCGCCACCACCGCCACCCGGCGGCATAGGTCTAGGAGGTCGCCGCCCGCTAGGTGGAGCAGCCGCCTCACGAAAGAATCGTTCCCAGCTGCTTCGGATGTTAAGTTTTTTTGCCGCTGCAATAATCTGTAAATCTCTGGCTACCTGATTAGCCTCATCAAAGAATCTACTCCAGCTCGTTCGTACGTTTAGTTTTTTGCCTGCTGCAATACTTTGCAAGTCTTGAGCTACTTGAACCGCGTCTTGGAAGAAGCGTTCCCAAGTATTTTTTACCACCAATTTTTTTGCCTTTACAATACTTTGTAGGTCTTGACCTACTTGAGCTGCTTCTTGGAAAAAGCGGTTCCAGTTGTTTTTGATGTTTAAGGTTTTAGCTGCTGCACCACTTTGTAGGTCTTGACCTACTTGTGCTGCTTCTTGGAAAAAGCGGTTCCAGTTGTTTTTGATGTTTAAGGTTTTAGCTGCTGCACCACTTTGTAGGTCTTGACCTACTTGAGCTGCTTCTTGGAAAAAGCGGTTCCAGTTGTTTTTGATGTTTAAGGTTTTAGCTGCTGCACCACTTTGTAGGTCTTGACCTACTTGTGCTGCTTCTTGGAAAAAGCGGTTCCAGTTGTTTTTGATGTTTAAGGTTTTAGCTGCTGCACCACTTTGTAGGTCTTGACCTACTTGAGCTGCTTCTTGGAAAAAGCGGTTCCAGTTGTTTTTGATGTTTAAGGTTTTAGCTGCTGCACCACTTTGTAGGTCTTGACCTACTTGTGCTGCTTCTTGGAAAAAGCGGTTCCAGTTGTTTTTGATGTTTAAGGTTTTAGCTGCTGCACCACTTTGTAGGTCTTGACCTACTTGTGCTGCTTCTTGGAAAAAGCGGTTCCAGTTGTTTTGTATTTGCTGCGCCCTAATCATCGCGGGGGGCAGCGCAGGCATCTGCTGCCCGTATGGAGCAGTGCCAGGGGTTATGCGTCGCTGATTAGCTATTTCTTGTGCTACCAGCGAGTTTTGCCGTGCTCTAGCTTCGTTTGCTTCTCCAAGAGCCCGTACATACTGCCGAATTGCTCGCGTTTCGGCTTCTGTTCCCGCGCCTACTAGATCTAAAGAACGGGCGGCTCTGTTTAAGTTGTTTGTATAATTTTGTACATTTTGTACCAAGCCTCCTCGCGCACCAACAACCTCATTTAGGCTGTCTACTGCTCTGCCTGTTAGGTTTATTGCTGAGCGAAGTTCTTCGAGAGACCGTACACCGCGTACACCGATTTCAATGTCCGCTCTATAAGAGGCCACGGTGTTGGCGTGCTGGCTTGGTACTTCAGTTTACGCCGTAAAAAAGCCGCCGGGTTAGCGGCGGCGTTTGGCCTTGTCGATGGCGGCTTGCTCGGCGTCGTGGCGGATCTTGTAGTACAGGCTCCAGCCGAGTAGTTCGTCTTCGGTCATGCGGCTGCGGAGTTCAGCCAAGGTCAGGCCCAGTTTTTCGGCAACGTAGAACTGGGTTTGGAGGTAGGTGTCCTTTTTGAGGGCAGCCTCAAACGCTTTTGGTGTCGGTCTCCTCCGAATCGTCGGTCAGGATCGCCAGCATCAGGGCCTGGAGGTCTTTGTCCTTGACTTCGTTTTTGAGCACGTCGAGTTCGGCGGCCTTGAACATGCGGGCGCCAGTGTCATCGCAGGCTTTGTTGATCAGCAGCTGGATGGCGAAGGCGGTGGCGTCGTCGGACTTGGCCTGCTTCTGGGCACGCTCGCGCTCGGCCATGGTCAGCGGCGTCACCCACATCTCAAATACGGAGCCGTCGCTCAGTACGACTTCCTTTTTGGTGGGTTCCAGGTTGGCCGCTTTGCGGAGGCGTTCCAGAGGGCTAAGAGGTGCGGAGGCAGCCATGGGCTAGGTTGATGGGTCACGTATTAGTGTAGCGGAGTAGAAATAAAAAACCCCGGCGGGAGAGCCGGGGTTCGGGGATCCATCACACCAGCAGGTTATCAGGACTTGTAGAGGTCGAAGGTGGGGGCAGCGCTCGGGCGGAAGGCGATTTCCACGCTCTGGCCGTCGTCGGGATTGACGGTGAGGCTGGCCGAGGTCAAGATCACGGGCACGGTGATGGAACGGCTGAGGGTGTCGTTCACGGTGCCGCTGACCGAGATGCGGTCGATGTACAGCTTGACCGTGGCGCCAGTTTGGTTGAACTGGACCACATCCTCGATCATGCGGCTGGACAGTGCCGTGTCGTCGTCGGTCGTATAGACCGTGGCAGTACCAGAACCGTCCGCAAAGCCGGTGATGTAGCTGCGGAAGGGGGCGTACTGGCCGGGGGTCTGGCCGATGGTGGTGACGTCGATCTCGGAGCGGGTGATCTCAAAGCTCCAGTCGCGCACGCTGCCCACAGCTACTGGGGCGGTGTACACGATGCTGGCGAAGTTCGCGCCAAACACGGAGGGTTGAGCGGTTGCCGTAGCGGCAGCGCCACCAGCCGTCGAGCTGATGGTCATGATGCCGGTGGCGGGGACGTAAGTCTTGACGAAGTACGCACCAGCGGCAATTGCGTTGGTGGTCGTGGCGCCGACGGGGTAGGTCAGGGTCACGGGGTCGTTGACCTTGAAGCCGAGGTAGGTGCCAACGGTGATGTTGGAGCCGGTGGCGGGGAAGGCGGTAGCGACGAGCGTGGTAACAGATGTACCAGCGGGGGTGTAGTACAGGGCGCCGGAGGTGCCCGAAAGAACGGTGGCCATGGGAGGTACCTAAAGAGGTGTGGACGCGGGCACGGCCCGGCTTAGTACAGGTTAGCTCCAGTGATTGGAACTATTAAGTTGTGATGGTTGCCTGGAAGCCGGTCTCGATGCGAGATATAAAGAATGGCGTAAAAGCGCGGCGGGATTGTTGATCGGGGACAGTGCCGCTGAAGTTAGGGCTGAACGAGGGGCCTTCGATTGAGCCGGTGCGGGTGTAAATGCCTGTTGATTGCTTAGGCGTGTCATTGATTGTCTTAAGAATGTCGTATGCGACTTGGATTAGTTCTTGATTGCGGGCGGGGCCTTTACCTTTTGGGGTGTAGGCGCGGATGACGATTACACCACGCACGTATTCGTGATTGGTTGTCAGGCTGGATTCGGTTGTTAGGCCGAATTGGATGTTGACGTGGACAAACTCCTCGGCGCTGTCGGCGCCGTCGTTCATCACGTTGTCGAAGTACACCGGGACGGATGGCACCAGCGTGTTGTATGCCGTCAGCAGTGGGGCCTCGAATACGGCGCGGATGTTCTGGTAGTTCATAGTTTTACGTTCCGCAGAGCTTGGTCCATGTAAACGCTTATTGTTTTGTCAAGGCGGCCCCCTCGGACGTATCTGGCGTACCAATCAAGAGGTGCGCTGGCACTGTTGGGGCCAGAGCCGCTCAGTTCACCACGTCGGCCGCCCTCAGGACGGAATCCGTAACGGCGCTTGTTGCCTTTTTGCGGATTGCCGAAATCTACGTTTTTATCCAGCTCGGGTATGTAGGGAGCTAGATCCAGGGCTACATCTGCGTGAGGAGCTTTGTTAGCAATGTAGTATTTTACTTCGGGCTTGAACTTGTACTCGCTTACTGTGAGTATGGGCGCGAGTAAGCGTTGAGGCGCACCAGGGGCACCGCTGCCGCTAGTGACCTTACTGGAACTAGCGATCTCCCATGAGTTTGCGAATTCTCCTGACCAAGTAGGCCCCAGCTCTTGGAGGTCTTTCACAACTCCCTGTGCAGATCGTGCCACGCCCAGAATGAACGGGGCTAAAAATCCGGCTTCTAGTTTTTCGGCTAGTTGTATGAAACCGTTTCTAGCTCTCGCCATTATTGGGGCCTCGCAATGAGGGTGTGGTAGATGGGGGAGTCGCCGCGTACTGTTTTGACGTTGATGATGCGGGCGGTTTTCGTGGTGCTGTTGTCGGTGTATTCGATGCGGTCGCGGATGCTGGGGGCGTATGTACCAAGCTCGGTGTTGCCGATGATGAGTTTGAGGTCGGTGGTTTGGTAAGTGCTGTCGAACTCTTCGGGGTTGACTTGGGTGATGATGGCGCGGACTGTGAAGGAGACTTCGGCGCCGCTTACTAGGCCGGTTGTCGGGCTGTAGGTTTCGGTTGTGGCGGCCTTGATGTAGGTAATGTCGGAGCCCCAGTCCGTCAAAAGCGGGCCGGGGATGGGGGCGAAGGTGGTGTCGATGAGGCTCATGTCAACCTCTCAGCAGGCGGACGGCGTAGTTGGCGGCGCCGGATTGGCAGTAGGGGCCGAGGTAGGACTGGAGCCAGGGGTAGACGTCGAAGACGTTGTTGATGACGCCGGAGGTGGTGGAGCTGGATTTGTACTTGACTTGGAGGTCGCCCAGTTTCACCTCGTCGTAGATGCCGGTTGTGCCAGTGCTGCCGGTGATGGCGTTGGTGTCGTTGGCGAGGGCGCGGGCGAGTTCGTAGGTAGCAACCTTGATACCTTCGGGGATCAGGGTGCAGGCGAGGTCAACGCCGTCGATGGTGTAGTTGTCGCGGGGCCACTTCAGGGCTTGGGTGGTGGTGCAGCGGTCGCCGTAGAAGCTGAGGCCGTCGATCCAGCGGGTGGCGGAGATCAGGGCGCGGTTTTTGGAATCGGTGGTTTTGCCGGTCCAGTCGCTGCTGTCGGGGACGGTCTCGAAGTAGGTATCGGCAGCAGCCAGCGTTACGTAGCTGTTAGCCGAGGCTCCGCTAAGAGTGGCGTCAACGACTGCAGGCACGGTCAATAAAGTCTTTGTTTGAGTCTACTGCGCGTGGGGCGGGTGCTTGTTTTGGGCAGGATGCTGGCGTGGTAAACGGTGCCGCCCTCCAGTTCGATGTCAGCGGCGCGTTCTAGGTGTTGGCCATAGGGGACATCCTCGTGCCAGTGGCGACTATCCTGTAACACGTAGAGACGTACCATGCTCATGCCCGCTCGGAGATCAACTGAGGCCAGCGTAGAAGCCGAGGCCCAGAAAGAAAATTCTGCATTGCCTGGTAATGCAGTGAGGAAGTTGGAGGAGGTGGCGCTGGAGGTGCGGCGGCTGCAGAGTGAGGAGGGACTGGGTACGCAGGAGATTTCTACGCGGCTCCAGGTCAGCCTTGCTGTGGTTACGCAGCTGTTCCTGCAGTCTTACAAGATGACGATGAACACGCCGGAAGTGTTTGATTTGCAGGAGAGGATTCGAGTAGGCGGGCTTTGATAATAAAAAAGGCCCCCGTAATGGGGGCCATATTTGTACCGCTGTACTGATAAATCAGTATGCGGTGGTGTCAAACGGCGTGTTGACCAGCAGGCGGCACAGGGGCACTTGCTTGGCGGCGCTGTAGACGAGGCTCCAGCTGGCGGTGTCGCCCAGGTTGCCGGTGGTGGCAGCGTTGGTCGGGTTGTCGCCGGCAACGTTCCACTTGGTACCAGTGACGTGGTAGCCGTAGTGGTAATCCACGGCCAGTACATCCTGCATGGAGAGGATGTTGCGGTCGGCGGCCA